CGCCAGAAGGACCAACGAGGTTGCGGAGGCGGCGTTCAACATGGCGGTAGGTGGGCCGGACCGGAACTGGCGTCAGGCGGACGCGAGCATGAACAAATTTTGGCTTGAGAGAAGGGGTGGGCCGATTTGGGCGCCACCGAAGCCGGACGATGAGCGCGGTCCGGACTTGTCACGGCTGAGTGTTCCGCAGCTAATTGAACTTGAGAGGGCGTTGCGGCCGCTCGCCAGGAATCCGGTGCTGATTGATGCCGAGGTCGAACCTACCGAGCCACGAGGCGATCGTAGCGGAGCTGATGCGGAGAGAGCTGGGGATCAGCTCGATGGAGGCGTCGGCGAGCGTGTCGACGGTTCGGGAGCGGTGCCGGAATAGCCTGATAAACTTCGTGGAGGAGGCGTGGCCGATTTTGGAGCCGCGCATGCCGTTTGTGAAGGGGCCTCTGGTCGAGGCGATTTGCGAGCACCTCGAAGCGGTGACGGCGGGGATGATCACCCGGTTGCTGATCAATGTTCCGCCTGGGAGCGCGAAGAGCCTGCTTGTGTCGGTGCTGTGGCCGGCGTGGGAGTGGGGGCCCCGGGGTCTGACCAGCTATCGGTACATCAGTTCGAGCTTTGCGGAGAGCGCGTGCGTTCGCGATGTGCGGAAGATGCGGCTCCTCGTCACCAGCGATTGGTATGTTCGGCATTGGCCGCACGTTGAGCTGACCCGGGGCGGCGAATTAAGTTTTGAGAACACATTGACCGGGACGCGGGACGGGGTTGCGTTCAGCTCGCTGACCTCGCGGCGCGGTGATCGGCTGATCCTCGACGACCCGCACAGCGTTGAGAAGGCGGAGAGCCCGAACGACCGCGAAAAGGCGACGCGGCGGTTTCGGGAGAGCGCGGTGAACCGGCTCAACGATCAGGCGAAGAGCGCGATCGTTGTGGTGATGCAACGGCTGCACGAGGCGGACATCAGCGGGGTTATTCAGGAATACATGCCCGACTACGTCCAGCTGGTGCTCCCGATGGAGTACGAGAGCGGTCGGCATTGCGAGACGGAGATCGGGTTTTCGGATTGGCGGCGGAGCGAGGGCGAGCTGCTGTTTCCGCAGCGGTGGGGCCGCCAGGAGGTTGAGAATCTCAAACGCGACATGGACAAATGGGCCTACGCCGGCCAGTACCAGCAGCGTCCGGCGCCGCGTGGCGGCGGGCTGTTTCCCTACACGGGGTGGGAGCTTTGGCATCGCGGGGTTGCGCTGACCTATGGCCGGAATGAGTCGCAATATCCGGACTTCGACCTGATCATCGGCTCGCTGGATTCGGCCTACGGGACGAAGCAGGAGAACGATTATTCGGCGTTCATCGTTTTGGGGATTTGGACGAACCATTATGGGGTCCAGCAGGCGATGCTTATGGCGTGCTGGCAGAAGCGGCTGGCGTTGAACGAGCTGGTCGAGGAAGTGATCAAGAAGTGCCGCACATTGAAGGTCGACCGGCTGCTGATCGAGCTGAAGGCGTCGGGGATCTCGGTGGCGCAAGAGATCCAGCGGCTGACCCGGGACGAGGAGTTCGCGATCCAGCGGATCGATCCCGGGAACATGGACAAGGTGAGTCGGGGGCACGCGCTGTCGCATCTGTGGGGCGAGGAGCAGGCCGACGGCTCGTTTCGCAAGGGGGTGGTTTGGGCGCCTGGGCAGACCCAGCCGAACGGGGCGGTTTGGCCTCGCGACTGGGCTGAGCTGTGCATGTCGCAGTGCGCGTCGTTTCCGAAGGGGAAGCACGACGACATCGTGGATGCGCTGTGTCAGGCGCTGAAGTTTTGCCGGGAGCGCGGGTTGCTGAAGAAGTCGGCCGAGGTCCAGGCCGAGGAGTACGCGGAGCTGCTACAGTCGCCTTTGCCGCCTATGCCGTTGTACCCGGTCTGAAGGTCCGCCGCCCCAGCACTGAATCACTGGGCATCAAGAGTTCATTGGCCGAGACGGCGGACCGACAATTTGCACCAACTGCAAGACGGAGTCAAGAGATGGGTAAAGGCTGGCGCGTCCTCTCCGATCCGCGCGAGGTCGTCCCCGTTGATGATCTGATGACGCACGGGGGCGGCCTCGATTGCCTCTGCAAGCCGCGCCTGGACGGCGCCGTGATCGTCCACCATGCTTTCGATCAGCGGGAGGACAATGAACGTGGGGCTCTGGGCGCTGATCCGGATGGGGTGGCAGAGGCGCCAGCGGCGGCTCGACATGGAGGTGCTTTGGCCTGCCTGCCTGGAGGTGTCGCCGGATCTCGATCGCGCTAAGGCGGTGTTCGCGGCGCACTGTCTCCACGACCCAGCCTGGACGTCATTGGGCGAGGACGCGCTGTTCGCGTTCATTGATCAGCTGGAGGTTTATGACTAGAGCGGATCGATATCGATGCTGTTCGCCTGCATGAGCCAGATGTCGATCTTCTGGCGGTCGTCCAGCTGGTCGACCATGCGGCGCAGTCGTTCGAGCACGCGCGCCTCGGCGCCTGGAGCGGCCTGCCAGGGTCCGTCGATCCACTGGCGAAGGTAGGCCCTGATCGCGGCGATCTCGGCCGGCGTCAGTTCGTCCCGCTGGAGGTAGGCCTCGATTGCGGGCTTGAGGACGCCGCTCGTCTCGAACATCCAGTAACCCGGCATCACGGGTGCCGCTTTGGCTTTGGTCGGAGATCCATTTCGCTGAGCGGGACGTCATAGCCGTGGGCGATGAACCACATCGCCAGACCCGACCGGAGGACCGCCTGCATCGTCATGCGCTGGTCGAAGGCAGCCTGCCGCAAGGCCTCGTGGATCTGATCCTTGATGAGGAAAACGATCTCACGCATGCGCTCGCGGTCGCGCCGGTCGAGTGTGACGCCGACCTCGCTGACCGCTTCCTCGTGCGCTGCCATAAGCGCCACGATGGTTTTGTGTTCTCTCTCCGCCGCTGCGGCTTCCGCTGCGGCTTTGGCTTTTTGTTCCGCAGTCCGCTGGGCGTCTTCCTCTCGCCAACGCTTGTTGCGTTGCTCCTGCTGCTTCAGTTCCTCTTGTCCCTCCGGGGACGCCGCCCATCGCTCCCGCTGCAAGCGCTCGTAGGCGAACATGATGGAGTAGATCGACCCATGGTCTTCCACATTGCGCTCGAAGAAATCGGCAGGAAGAGAGGCGACGCGGAGCGCTTCGCGCATGGCGCTGTCTGACATTTCATCTACGGCGGCGACGCCTTGGAACACTGACCTGATCTTGCGGTAGCGCGCGGTGAGGGTCTCGCAGTCGGAACAGTCGATTTCGTTCAGCAGCTCGCCGATTCGTCGCCATGCGCGAAGCTTGATCTGGAGGAATTTCCTGACGCTTTCGTCGTCTTTGATCTGCTTGTGGTAGGCGGCGATTGCGGCGGCTTGCTCGGCGATCGCCTTGCAGTCATCGAGTGAGTGGCAGGCTGCGATCGCCGTCTGCATCCTCTCGTAGAGCCGAGCTGCTTTGGGGCTTTCGTCGATAAGGGCGAGTTCGTTCATGCCTTTCTCCCGGTCTTAAAGCCGCCAGCTTGACCTAATCTTGCAGTTCGTGCAAATTGTCACGTTGGCGACTGTTTTGCTGGTCGCCGAAGAGTCGAACTCATGTCGGCCCGGGCAAGCAATGGCGGTTCGCACACCGACGCGGAATGGCGCGCGCAGCTGCGGCGCCAGTTCCATCGCTGCAACAACCCTTACTGCATGTGCGATCTGCGGGCCGACGGCATCGTCGTCCACCGCGATCACTTCGTCCCGGTGACCAGCGGCGGCAAAGACGACATCGCGAACATAAGGGCGATGTGCGCGCCCTGTAATTTGCGCAAAGGCGCGAAGGCGTGGCGCGTGTTCCTGGCCGAGGAACGCGCCCGTCAAGGTGGTCATTTCAAAATTTGGTTTGGCCACCCTGTCTGGCCGATCGGCTCCGTCGTGCTATTCACCGTAGGCCTGATCAAAGGCCTCGCATTCGGGCCGCTGACGATCGTGTTCCTCGGCTTCGCCTGCTTGGCCTTATTCGGCCTTGGTTGGGTCTCCAGGCTGCTCAATGGTCTCTTAAGCCTCTGCCTTGTGCCGCTGATCAGGTGGGCGTTGCGCGGCCCCCACGTCCAGCGCGTCGGCGTCGCGCTCGGCGCTTTGGTTATGGTGGTGCTGATGACCGGGGGAGACGCGCGGGTGAACGACACTGGCCATGGTATGCGCCCCAAGCCGAGGCTTGAGGCTGGCCCCATCGCGATTTGGCGCGCCCCCGCGCTGCCGGCGAAAATACCGTGGCCGCCTAAGCGACCGTGGTATCTCGATCGACCATTCGGGACACGACCGACCGGGTGAACGGCGTGCCGGTCGAGCTGACATAGCCCAGGTTCGCCAGCGCCACCCGCACCCCGTTCAGCGACTTGCCAGACTGGCGCAGTTCGCGCGCCATCGCGACCATCGCCGGGTCCATTTCGGTCCAGCTCTTGCGCCCCTCGCATTTGCCGGTCGAGGCCTTCTTGCGCGCCCGCGCCGCCTTGAGCTTGGCGACGATCATCGCCTTGTCGAACTGACTAACGGCGCCCAGGATCTGCCGGATCAGGACCGCCGTCGGCGTGTCTTCGATGAAGCTCGACGGCGAATCGACGGCGATCAGCTCGACGCCCAAATCTTGGAGCCGCCGAAACCCGATTTCTTGCACCATCAGATCGCGGGCGAACCGGCTGGCGTTCTCGACCAAGATCGTGCGGACGCCGTTGCTGGCGATGCGCTGGAGGAGGAGCCCGAAGCCCTCGCGCTCGTCCAGGGCGTCGGCGCCGCTCACCGCCGCGTCGTAATATTCGCCGACGATGTCGATGTCGTTGCGCGCCGCATAGTCGCGGACGGCCTTCTCCTGGCGGGCGAGTGAGTCCTTGTCCTGGCCGACGTTGGTGGCCGACGAGGTTCTGAAGTAGGCGACGGCGTGTTTTACGGTTTCGACTTCCTTTTCCTTCGGGCGGACGACTTGCTTCGTCATGACCGCGATGTCTCGCTGCTCGATTGATTTAACTTTGTAGTTGTGGCGTTCAAGGCGGGCCTGTTCCCAGCTGTCCGGCGGTGCGTATCGGGGCATTGTCGACTCCTTAGTGGCTGTTCCCCTATATACTCATTGAGAGACGCGTTTGCAAGTTTTGTTTTAAGGCGTATCGTGGAAATCGGCTGGCCGTTTCGACCAAATCCGGACCAGCCCGGGCGGCTCTCTAAGCGGCTTCGCCCCCCGACGCATCGCGGATGGGGCCGCCCGCCTTTTTTGGAGGAAACATGGCTGAACTTGACGAAGTTGCGGAACGGCTCACCCGCATGGCGCGGACGATCGGCCGGGTTGTGGGGATCGATGTCGAGGTGGTGAAACACGGCAATCGGCTGATCTTCGTCGACGTCGACGGCGAGCCGGTCTCGAATGACGGGGACGAAGTTATCGCGACGACCTTGGAGGAGATCACGGCGGGCAAATTTCTTGATGACTTTGCCGCCCGGGCGTTCCGGGCGGGTATGGTCCTCCGGTATCAGCAGATCGAGCGAGACAGGACTCCATGAGCGAGCACCAGCTCCGTCAGCAAAGCAAGGTCCGCAGCTCGTTCGAGGTGCGGCCGATCCTCGACGCGGTCGCCGCTGAGATCGGCAAGCTGCACGGCGTTGTGCTCGGCGTCTCGCACACGGCTGAGGGATTGTTTTTCATCAACGGCATTGGCGCGATCGTGCAGGACGGCCCGGTCCACATTCTCGCTTGCAGCGACGAGGAGATCGCGACCGGCGAGTTCTTGAAGTACTTCACGCCGAGATGCTTCTTCGCCGCGCTGTGCGAGCGGTTCGCGCAAGAGTACGTCCGTCAGAAGATGGGCGGCGTCAATTGAGTGAGTTCACGTTCCGCGAGTTGCAGAAGTGCGCCGAGCGCGAGACGGCTTTGCGGTTGAGGGTTTACGCGAAGCAGCCATGGACAGAGAATCGCGAACGCGAGACCAGAATGATGACGGCAATCGCCGCGCATTTTAAAAGGCTTGCCGACGACGAGCTGGTGAAGATGGGTTCTGTCATCATCGGCCCTGGAGGGAACGATGCCGAAGATACTGGAGGACGCGGTCAAGGCGATCAAAAAGTCGAGCCCCGGCGTGAACCCGTGGGCGGTGGGAACGGCGACACTCCAAAAGGCGGGTGAGCTGAAGAAGGGGACGAATCAGCCCACCAAGCTCGGGGTCAAGCGTGGCAAGATGTCGCGCAAGGAGCGACACGCGAAGCCGCTGGCGATCGGCGGCGCGGCGAAAGGGCCGTCACTCGGGAGAGCTGCGCGCCCCTCTTGACGTCAACTGCCATCCCTGCGCGAACTCCGCCACCGAGATGGCGGACTTCTGACGGCGGACCGGCAGCAAGCGAGCCATGGGAGGGGCACCGCCCGGTCCGTCTCTTGGCGTCCCCTCCCGCCCAACCGGGAGAAAGCCCATGGCCCAAGCCCCTCAACGCCCAACGCATCAGTCGCAGAGTCAGCAACGCTCCCACCCCGACGCCGCGCCGCCGCCGCGCCATCCAGCACAGGGGCCGCCCGCCCGAGCCGGCGTTCCCCAGCGCGATCAGCAGCCGCGCCCGGAAGTCGAGGACGAAGCGCCCCCCGAGAAGATCCTCGAAAAGGACGAAGCCCTGGCGCTCTTCCGCGCCGGCCACCGGCTGAAGAAAGCGGGCGACCCGCCGAACAAGTGGATCGCGGCGTCGCGGATACACGGCGTGATGGTCTTGTGCTACCCAATGGACGAAGAGATCGAGAAGGGCATCATGGACCAAGAGTTGGTCCTCGCGGATGATCTTCCACAATCTTGATCTGAACGGGGTCGGCGATGGCCGGGTTTGGCGGATTGGGTGCGATAAGACTCCCGCCGTCAGCCATCGATGGCAGCGTAGACGACCCCGACGACCTCTCGACCCGATTCGCGCCGAAGACTATCGACCTCGACGCTGACGACGGCGACATAGACTACGACAAGGCGACCAAGATCGAGACCGAAGACGGTGGCGTCATCGTCTATGTCGGCCCCAGGCGCATCCCGAAAGAGGATACCGAGTTCGGCGACAACCTTGCCGAGGTGCTCGGCGACTCTGAGCTGAACGGGATCGCCGACGATCTCCTGCGGCTGATCGAACAAGACAACGAATCACGCCGCGAGTGGCTCGACACGCGCGCTCGCGGCATGGAGCTGATGGGCCTTCGCATCGAGTCGATGCGCTCGTCCGGTTCTGACGGCTCCGCGCCGCTCGAAGGCCAGTCCCAGGTCCGGGCTACGCTACTGGCGGAAGCGGTAATCCGTTTCGGCGCCAACGCCTTCGCCGAGCTGTGCCCCACTGACGGGCCAGCCAAGGTCTCCGAAGACACATCGGGCTCGACTGAAGATCTCGACGACCTTTCCGACGCGCTTGAGCACGATCTCAATCACTATCTGACCACCACCGACAAGCCGTGGGTCCCTGACACAGACCAGATGCTCCTCCGTGTGGGGCTCGACGGTTGTACCTTCAAGAAAGTGTATCATGACCCGATCCTCCGGCGGCCGATCTCACGCGCGGTGTTCGGCGACGATCTGATTGTCAACAATAGCGCGACCTCGATCTACGACGCAGGCCGCATCACGCACCGCTCATTCATGCGCCCGTCGATGATCCGCCGCATGCAGCTCGTCGGGGCCTATCGCGATGTCCCGCTCAACGATACCGGCTTCATCGAGAAGGGACCGATGGAGCTTCAGGCCGAGCAAATCTCCGGCGTTCGCCGCTTCGACAGCTGGGAGAAGGACGACCGCGATCACGAGATCTTGGAATGCTACTGCGAACTGGACCTACCGGGGTTCGAGCACGAGACGGATGGCGAGCCGGACGGCTTGGCGGTCCCCTACAAGGTGGCGATCCACAAGGAGACAAGAACAGTCCTTGAGTTGAGAAGGAATTGGAACGAAGACGATGAGATGTGTTTGCCGAAAACGTATTTCGTACAGTATCCATTCATTCGAGGGTTCGGATTTTATGCTATTGGCCTAAGTCATCTGCTTGGAAATATTACGAACGGCATCACGGCTGCTTGGCGAGAGATCGTCGATGCTGGCATGTTCGCCAACTTTCCAGGCCTTTTAGTTGCGAAGGGCGCGGCTAGACAGAATAACAACATATTCAGAGTTCCGCCAGGGGGTTCGGCCGAAGTCGAGACCGGCGGCCTGCCAATCCAGCAAGTCGCCATGGGCTTGCCTTACCGATCGCCAGACTCGGTCTGGGTCGGCTTCGTTCAGCAGCTGAACCAAGAGGGGAAGAGCCTCGGCGGCACGGCCGAGATCATGGTCGGCGAAGGCCGCCAGGACGCGCCGGTCGGGACGACCCTCGCCCTCATCGAGCAGGCGATCAAACCGCTCATGGCGACGCACAAGAGGCTGTGCGCGGCGCAGAGCGACGAGCTTCAGCTCCTGTGCGAGCGCTTCCGCGAAGATCCGGAGGCGTTTTGGCGCTCGAACAAGCGTTCCGCCTACGACTGGGATGAGCAAGTCTTCCAGCAGGCCTTGAACACGAGCGAAATTGTCACGCGCGCGGACCCGAATACGGCCTCGCATCTCCAGCGAATGTTGAGGAATGCCGCGCTTTATCAGATGGCCAAAGATGAGCCATCTGCCTTCAATGTCGCTACGATTCGTAAACTCTGCATTCGGGGAATCGGCTTCGCGAATCCTGATCAATTTTTAAATCCGATGCCCTCCGGCCCGCCGCCGGACCCGAAGGCCCAGGCCGCGATGCTAACCGGGCAGGCGGCGATGATGGATGCGCAGACACGGGCCGGTCAGCTCCAGCTCGACATGCGCGACAAGCCGATGGACGACCAGCAGCACCAAGTCGATGCGCAAGTGAAGATGGCGACGTCGAAGATGGCGCTCCAGAAGCAGCAGCTCGCCACCCATACCGCTGGTTTCCAGGCCCAAAACGAGGCCCGGAAGCCACAGATGGAGGCGCAGAAGCAGCAGCATGAGGCCCAACAGAGTCAGCTCGACCGCGCGCACGACACCGCGAAGCAATTGCGCGACCAAGCGCACGAAATGAGCCTGGAAAGAGGCGGCTGGGCGCACGAAGACGCCCAGGAGATGAGGGGTCAACAGCACGAGGCCCAAATGGGCCAGCAAGAGCAGATGCACGACCGCGTTATGGGCGCGCAGCAGCAGCGATTCGACGCTGTGCGGGATATGCAGGGGCGGCAATTCGACGCCGCGAACGCGCAGCAGGACCGCCAGCATGAATCCGCGATGGGTCAGCGCGAACAAGCCATCGAATCGCAGCGCGAAGAGCGCGGTCGGCAGCACGAAGAGCAAATGACCGACCGCTCGCAGCAGCATGAGCGTGTCATGGGCCAGCAACAGGCCCGGGCGAAGATCCAAGAGGTGAAAGCGAGGCCTGCGCCGCAGCGTTCTAGCGCAACTAGCTCAACTAGGCAGCAGCGGGCGAGCGGCGGCGCGGTCCAGCATCAAATCGAGACGCCCTATGGCACGGCGAGGCGCGCTCCCGACGGTGAATTTTACGTCCAGCATCCAAAGACCGGCCAATATTTTAGGATTCGGAGGCGGTCGTGAGCGAGGTACGCATAGAAGCTCAACCGATGGTGCCGCTCGACCCGAACACGGCGGCGACCTTGTTCTTGTCTGGTTCGATCATGTGCTACGTCGCCACCCCGGCGAGCCCCTTCGTTTGCGGCCAGTGGATGGGCCGCCTGTCGATGATCACCGAGCTGCCGTTCACCGATGCGGTGGCCTATTTCACCACAAACGTGGCGATGGTCTACGACCCCAATATCCCGCCGCCACCCGTTAACACCTCGCTGCCCACGGTCAGCGGCAATCCGGTGGTCGCTTGGAGGCTGACTTGCGATCCCGGGGTATGGTCGGGCAATCCGACGCTCGCCTACCAGTGGCTCAACAACGGCTTGCCGATTCAAGGCCAAACCGGCTCCAATCATGTCTGCATGGACCCCGACGCTGGCGCATCGGTTTCCTGTCAGGTCACAGGGAGCAACGCGCAGGGCAGCGCTTCGGCGGTTTCCAACGCGGTGAATGTCGTACAGGGACCGCCGGTCAACTTCACCCCGCCACTCTGCACCGTAAACCCGACCTATCTCCTCTGCACGGGCGGCCTGTGGACCGGCGGGGCGATGGTCTACAATTATCAGTGGTATGCCGACGGCGTGGCGATCGGTGGGGCCACTAACTCGACGTGGTTGTTCGCCGGCTATGAAGGCCAGACCGGCCTGTGCGAGGTCACCGTGAAAAATCAGTACGGAACCGCCGACCCCGTCGACACCAATTCAGTTCTGATCCCAGGTGGATGATCATGAGCCAGCCAATGGCGCCAACAGCCAAGCCGATGATGCCGCTCGATCCCAACGAAGCGGTTGCGATGTTCTATT